CTCGGCCCCCACCCGTCAATGGGTGACTTTCCTGCAGAATCTTGGTTAACACCATGTCGAGGAAGACCCTCCACCAAAAGGAGAAAAGCGATGACGAGTTGGTCTTACCCGGTTTTCCGGGCTAAGAACAGTAAGCTTGGCACTTTTTATGATTGGACTAATCCTAGTAATCCGCCTTCGGGCGATTACAATGCGATTACCCAATATTCAAAGGGCGAAAACTATACTGGAACTCATCATCGCGACCCAGACGGTAAGTACCGATCTGGGGGAGCATGGCTCATGGATAAGAAGGAAGTTTCCTTCTATGGCACACCCGGAAAAACCTTCCGCGGTGGGCTACGTCTAGCCTATGATGGTGCGTATAAACTGAGCGATAGTAATGATCTTACTTACGTTTCAGGTTATATTCCCAACAACACTATAGAGGACCACAATAATATTGTGAACTCCTATGGTGCTCAGGCATATGCTGCATTGAAACCGGATACTCCGGATTTCTCTCCAGCGACGTCCCTTTTTGAGCTCCGCGAGATGCCAGATCTCCTCCGTAACCGATATCGGCATTGGAGGAATACTAGCGGCTACGTGGATGGTTGGAGTTATCTTGGCAACGAATACCTGAACATTTGGTTCGGGTGGTTTCCGTTGTTTTCAGATATACTCGCCTTTACTCGCGCGTTTTCGAACGGCAAGAAGAGGTTTAACCAAATGCTCCGTGATGAAGGCAGACCTGTACGTCGCAAGCGTTTCCTTAAGAAACTTGGTAACGATAAGGATAACAAGACTACTCCATGGTCCGATGTGGTCCATGGAACAGCTTGGAATCCGAATCTTTATCCAGTTCACGTAACTCAATGTTACGGTGGAGGCAACGCGACTACAAGATCGAGGGAATGGAAGCAAACCAAAGTTTGGTGTGCTGGGAGATCTAGATATTTTCTCCCGCCCGGCCCTCGGGACGACGGATGGCGAAATGATATGGCTCGCCGTATCTTAGGCTTACGCCTAACACCATCCGCAGTCTACAATGCAATCCCATGGACGTGGTTAGCTGATTACTTCGGTGGACTTGGCGACTTTATGGACGCCATTTCACCTGGAATCACTGACAACGTAGTATTCGACTATGCATATTTAATGTATGAGATCGAATACGGTCTGGAACAGGTAGGCACACAATATGTGTTTACCAGTCCAACTTCCACGGGACCTGTATCTGCCACAAGGCAGTTCTACGAAGCTCGAAAGACTCGTATAGCTGCCTCACCTTTTGGTTTTGGCTTGAAGCATGCGGATCTCAATCCCAAGCAACTGGCCATCCTAGCGGCTCTTGGTTTAACCATGAGCTGATAGGAAGATACCACGCGTTGTGAAACGCGGAAAAATATCGGTGTTAAACGATATTCCCTTTAGTTGGAATGGAGATTCCTTATGTACTCTGACCCCCAGTCTGTCACAGTTAACTCCGTTGCGCAATCCATGCCTAGGCAGGGATCCACGCAGCCGGACCGCATTGGCACTTTCGCCACTGCGGATGGAACGTTTACGTTCGATGTGCGACAGAACAAGACCAACAACCGCTTCCGTCGTGAGGTTCGCCTCACGCAGAAGAAGGTTGCAGCGGATCCCATCTCGGCTCTCAATAAGGAAGTTTCGACTTCCGTAATGATTGTCGTAGACGAACCCCGCTGGGGCTTTACCGATACCGAGCTTGGTTATCTAACCACTGCTCTAACCACGTGGTTTACCACGGGGAATCGGGACAAGCTCCTGGGTGGCGAGCTTTAAGTCCACGCATTCGGGAGTATAACAGTTGGTATTGCTGTATACTCTTGTAATGTTTGGACATATTGCTCAGGTACATACGGACGGTCTCACCACACCCTATTGAAAGGGAAGTGATGAAAATACCGACCAAGCTCCTTTACCGGGTCCTACTCGACGTAGGATTGCAGGTATCAGACACCATCGACTTAGACTACAGAGAAATCTGTAGGCGTTATCAAAGTGAAGGGATGAGTTTTCTTACGATCACTCTTCCTACCCTTGACGATGCTCTCTTACGAGGGCTCGCTAAGGGGCGTCTAAATCGTGACGATTACGTGGGCTTTCGCTCACGTGGTCGTCGCGGAAGTCTCCCGGCATTGCTGTCAGGTTTCTTCAGACGTATCTTTGATGACGATGGATTGATCTTGGAACAACCCGACGTATGTGCTATTTTTGCAATCCGGCAAGTATCTCGCCTCTTTAAAAAGGTCGAGCTACCTTGTTCGGAGCCGCGTATTAAAGCGGCATACGAAAGGTATGTGTCCAATGATCAAGAGGTGGACTGGCGTCGCCATAAGCAGCCTCTTAATACTTCTTTATTCAGGAGTATTAATGCTTACTTGTGGGCTGACCTCGAGCTGTTATCTAGAGAGCTTTACTGCTTTCCAGGACAGTTTGGGCGCGGTGCTACTGCTGAAAGGTTGAAACGTAATGAACGATTCACCATCACAGAGTGGCCAGAACGAGCTGAGGGATCCTTCCCTAGTTCGTTCTATGCGTCTCATACAGAAGATACTGGTTCCCTTAATCGGGTTACTTATATCCCTGTTGAGAAAGAAAGACCCGTAAGGGTCGTTCAAGTCCCTAAAACCCTCAAAACTCCGCGTACGATATCAGTAGAACCTAGCTATATGATGCTAATGCAGCAAAGTATAGCAAAGCCTCTGATGGTGTACTTGGAATCGAAGCGTTTCGGTTTCCAGTCCATCCGTTTTGCTGACCAATCGGTCAACAAGAGATTGGCGCGGCTCGGATCCGTAGATGGTAGCCTTGCTACTCTGGACCTTAAAGACGCCTCGGATATGGTCGACTTAGACCTAGTCCGAGAAATCTTTTCTGGTCCCTGTCCGACTTTCCTAAATTATATTATGGATAGTCGTTCAACTACGGCCGAGATGCCCTGTG